AGCCTGCGGCGCAGCTCGTCTACAATGCCCTTGAGGCGGAACGTGTCGATGATGTATTCGTATGTGCTCGCGTTAACCGCCAGAGGTGCCTGCGGGCTTGAATTGACCTCGATGCGCGTCACTGGTATGGCCGCGAGCTGATCGAGCAGCCAGCGGCGCGTGGCGGCCAGTGAGCGGTTGACGTCGCGGCGTGCGGCGGTTATGAGAGCGGTGCCGCCGATGGGGTTGGCGGGGTTTGGCGGGAGGGGGGCTAGGCCGGTCACCTACGCCACCGCCCCGCCAAACTCCGCCGAGCTGTCACTATACGTGATGGCCCTTGCACTACCAGGAAACACAAACACGTTGTCGAATTGCAGCCAGTTGTCGCGGTCGCTCGACACTTCGGCGGCGCTGGATATTGAATTCGCGTCGAACGGCACATGGATTGTGCTGTTGTCGCGCATTGTGATATGGGCTGTCAGTATCATTCTTGCGGCTCCGTGGTTGATTCATCCTCCGCCAGAATACCATCATCCCCCAGCGGCGCCAACCCCACAACCTCTCGAATCTCCGCGCCCGTGAAGTACCGCTCGCCCGTCCCCACTGCGGCCTTGTTGATGTTCGCCATCCGCTCGGCACGGGCGATCTTCTCGTCCATGCTGTCTTCGGTTAAGTCGCTCCAACCAATGTGCCAGTCCAGCGCCGGGATAATGCCGACCTTCGCCAGCATCCGCAGCATGCGCTTGATGTTCGGCTTCACGTAGTTCTCGCGGCGGGACATGATAGTGCTGTCCCACTCCTTCGCGTCCTCTGTGCTGGCTCGCTCGCCTGACTGACTGCCGACTAGAATCCGCAGAGGCTCGTTGATCGAAGCAGCAAAGGATTGCAGCGCGCCAGCAATGAACTCGGCAGGCTGTGGAAGTGTGATGCCGAGCGCTTTGGCGTCGATGCCTTGGAGCATCAAGAGCTGGTCGAATCCCTTCTGCCAGCCTGCAACCACCTCGTCCATCGCGTCGGCGATGCCGGCAACATCGGTGCCAAGCATGGTGGCAAGCGATTGCAGGTTGGCCGTGGGGTCGATGTTCAGGATCGGGGCAGACTTGGCGTTCTTCCAGAAGCCCTCGCCGCCCGCGCCGATGATCTTCTCGATTGTCACCAGATCGTTGTAGCCAGGCTCCAGAACGGGGTCGCAATGAATCGTGCCATCGCGGCTCCAGATCAGCACGCGGGACGGGTGCACATTGAACACTCGCACCTTGTCACTGGACGGATCAACGGCAGGCTCGTTGAACTGGTACATGGTTGGAGAGCCGTAAGACAGGCTCATAGGGTCCATGTCGAAGCTGGTGGGCTTAAGCTGATCCTCATAGCATGGAATCACGTCTACCAGCGCTTCGTACCCGCGAGCCGACTCTACTGGCTCGTCCGGGCGCTTGCCGTCTGCGAACCGGAACACCAGCGCGGCGTATTTGCCAATCCGCGAGCGCTCGTCAACATCTGCCAGCTTGCTCCACAGGGACAAGCGGTCGAACATTTCCGCCATGAGCTTCTCTGGCCTGGTTTGCTTGTGCGCCTCTGCCGATTCCAGCAGCACCGGGTACTCCCGCCACGTCTTTTGCACAGCGTGCGCGATGCCAGCGTGCGCGAACCCGTTGCGCTTGTACATCTGGTAGAACATCGGAAAGGTGATGTGCGACGGGAATCCGAAGTCATAGGCGTGATTGTGCTTCGGGTTGGTGGCAACCGAGCGGAACAGGTCGATGACTTGGGAATATGCTGCGTTGGCGACTATCGTCATGGCGCGGGCCTGAATTTTGAATGATGATTCAGGTATTATACTTGATTTAGGGGCGGGTGGCGACTACCTATGCCGCGACCTCAACAGCACGCCGACTTGTGGGCCGGTCTTGATCAGCGGCCCAAGCGCGTACCGGATGGCGTCGATGTAGTGGTTATGAGCATCAACGATGGTTGGCAGGATGTCGCCGCTCATGCGGTCGATCTTGTAGCTGTACAGCAGCGCTTCTTTCGCAGTGCCTGTGCAGCGCGGGTGAATCACTATCTCGCGGTAGGAGCGCAGGTGCTGCACGCCGTCCTCGACGCTCCCGGGCCACTTCTGCACTGCCTCGATCTGCGGCAGGCCGTTGCGCTTGAGGTAGCTGATTGACTCAGGCCGCGCCGAGTCCGCCCGCACCACATGCCGCGCAATACCTGGCACGCGCTCAGCGATGTACGCGGCGGTCTCGTCCAGCTCCAGCCCGACACGTCCGGCCTCATGTTCGACATACAGCGCACCATCGTGAATCCAGCACTTGACCGCCGTGGTGGGGTCTTGCGAGAACCCGAAGTCAAGCCCGAGATACGGCCCGTTCCAGTCTGGCGATGGCGTGAACTCCGCAACGCGATACTTTCCAGCCAGCACTTGCGCCTCGCTGTTGGTGAGGTACGCGCCGTCCCAGACGTGCGCGTAGGTGGCTGGGTCAAGCCGCCCCTGTTCGCGTCGGCGCAGCGTGTCCAGCCCGGGAGGGAAAAACGGGTTGTCGTTCCAGTTGACTTCGGCTATCAGCGCGTTGGCGGGCCTGTTCTTGCGGAAGCGCAGGTCTACCGGGCTGCCGTCCTTGCGCGGGTTCCATATCGGCCAAAGCTCGGAGCGCGGCTGTCTGAATACCGTAGCCTCCAGCGCCAGCCATGAAGATTCCGGTACGTCCTCGGACTCCTCGACTATCGTTAGGTCGATCTTCGCCAGCGACTTGATGCTGCCGGTGCTGTGCCTGAGTCCACGGAATATGAACTCCGTCCCGTTCGCGCCTCGCAGGTAGTCGACGCCTACATCATAATGCGATTCCAGCCACGGCTCGCTGGCGATGGCTGCTTTAAGCTCGGCGTGGAATGATTCCTTGATACTGGCTTGAAACTCTCGGGTGCAAAGTATTCGCAGCGGTTCGGCGTATCCCCACACTGCGGCCATCTTCGCGAAGTTGAACGACTTGCCCGAGCCTCGCCCGCCGTGTGCGCCACGGTACTGAGCAGCGCCACGCGGAGGAGAGAATACAGGCACCAGCTTAGGCGGTAGCTTGATCGTCGCTGTGGACACTTGCTGCCTCGATGACGATGCGGGTTGGGCTCATACTGCCATCCGGGGAGGTGTGGGATATGTCTTGGCGCGGAGAGTGCGTCTTTGGCGCCATGCGCTCGGCTGCCCACTTCAGCCCGTCTAGCATAGCCTTCGCTGACTGCGGGTCTATGCCGGATTCTCGAAGCAGCTCAACCACTTCCACTATGCCATCGGCGTGTGCGTACCCTGCGGCCTCTCTCGCCTGCACGTATTGCTTGCGAAATTCATCATGACGCACAATCCAGCGGGTGATTGTTGATAGGTCTGGCGTTCCGTCTTGGCGGCAGAACGCACGAAGCGAACGGCCCGAAGCAAGCCATTCGCATATGCTTGCTGCCACCGCTTCATTGTAATCTGTTGGGCGCCCTGCTGGCATCACCCCTCCCAAATCATATCAGCAATATCCGCCCGCTGTACGTCTTCCAGCACTACGGTCGCGGCTGGGCCGAACAGCCCTTGGCGCATGTAGTGCCAAACAGAGTCGGGCACTGACGCGATTGCAAGCAGTGCTGCTGCTGCCTGTTTGCGCTTTCCGCGCAGAAGGTTGGTTATTGCGAGCTTGTCGGTGTCGCTAACGCCAGCGAAGGCTTCTCGGTGTGCTGCTTCGATAGTAGTGCTCATGGTAGTATTTCTCTCCCCTCTCCAAAGATCATGCGTTTCATTCCAGTTTGTTCTTTCTCGCCAGACACCCCTGTCGCCACTTGCCTGATCTTCCCGCCATTGCTCAGGAACCTTTCGGTCGCCTCTGCAATCATGGCCCGGCGTGCGGCCTTGACCTCGGCCGGCTCGGATGGGAAGTCTTCGTCTTGTGGTTGTGGTATCAGCATGTGGGGATTATGGCATGGCAGGAGAGGAGGCGCAAGCCCCTATTTCCTCGCCACCAGACACCACGACCACTAACTGTAACGAACAAATATGAATTCTCCGTTGTCGCCAGTAAAAGTCTTGTAGTCTATACCTTGCTCTCTGCACATTCTTGCCGCTAGCATTCGCATTGAGTTGTTTGGTATTTCCCTTCCTCGATAAGAGGACATTTTCTCAACCACGACAGGCTCATCAATAATCGCAGTGTCAATAATTCTCGCCATCGCCGCGCTGATTGTTTTTGCCCTGTACTTCTTGTGGGATTTCACCTCTCCGATTTTCAATATCATGATTTTCTCCTATTTAAGAGCCGCCATTGTACCACAAAACAACAAATGCACACAACTCATGGAATACATGTTGCATTTTTATTTGTATACTATTGATATTTATAGGCTTTATTTTTAAGGCGTCACGATTGTCACAACCTAACAATTGAAACATGGTTTTTGTGACAGCTACAAGCTGTTGATTTTATTATACTTATACATATACATTACACAGTTGACACAAATAACACAGTAAAACGATACACTCTATACGAGATGTATTACTGTCTTCATTTCAGCTCTTGTAATTTTCTCTCTATAGGTGTGTATTTTCTTGTGACACTTGTGTCGATCGTGTCGCGACTACTTAAGTGCATGAATTAACAATAAAAAAAGGTGTCACAGTAGGAGAAAAAACTGTGACACCTTAAAAGTTTTTGTGACAAATTCCGCCTTTTTGGCCGGAAGCTAGCGCGCTACCCGATGAATTCCAGCGGAACCATCGTAGCCCGAGAACGAGAGCCGGCAAACCGGATTGCCTCAGGAGAGGCATGCGCCCCCGGAATCCGAGCAATAACCCGCTTCCATCCGGCACCCCAAGCGGTCTGTTTCAGGATGTTCTGCAGCTCCGCATGGTTGTTGCTGACAGCAAGGAATCCGCCATCGACCATCATCCCGAAGCGCCCGAGCACCGCGTTGGCCTCCGTTTGCATGACCGCATCCATACCAGCAACGCCGGCAGCGCATCGCACGATCTCGGCAATCGAGCGCTGCATGGTGCCATGCGTAGTGTCGAATCTGACTTGCGCTTGCATGATTCTACTGATGCAGGATTCTTCGTCAGACACTGCCTCGGCTTCCTTGGCGTCCGTGAAGTCGATCCCGTCGCACATCACGCGAGCGTCGTCCAGCGATATCTCTCCACCAGAGAGAAGCGAATAGTAACCAGCCAGCAGCGTGCCCACTTGATCGCCTATGCGCTGGCTTCCCAAGCGCTCAGCAACGGCCCGTGAGAGCGTTTTGGCATTGACCCTTATGGTGGGTACCAGTCGATAGCTGCGGGCGCGTATGGCGGCGCACAGCTCGTCGCTCAGTACGCGGTGCACCATCTGCTCAAACGCCGAAAAGCGCGCAATCTCTGCCGGCGTGCGTTTCGGCGTTGCCAGCGACAACACCGAGAACCTTGATTCATCCGCCGCCTGCGTGAGCGCCACGTTGATCGAAGACAGCATGAACATCGACCGGATACGGAACGCCATGCCGCTGCCCGATGACGTGCCCTTTACAATCTCGGCGCCACCGTCGCTCGATGCCTGCCGCGCAAGCTCCACGATAAGCTGCACACGGCGCTGGCTGTTCTGTTCCTCGCTCTCAGCTTCGTCAAACACGATGGGGCGAGCGTCCTGCCGCAGCCGCTGCCGCAACCCGGCCTCGGTAGTGCTTCCCTGCACCATCATCGCAGACGGCCCTAACAGTGGCTTGAACACGTGCTCCTGCGCCCACGACTTGCCAGCGCCGCGCTGCGCCGTAAGCCACACATGCGGGCGCCACGACAAGGCGCCGCAGATAGGGGCAAGCGCGCACCATCCAGCAGCCAGCATGCCGTGAACAGGCTTGCTCCAGCTCAGTTGGTCGAAGATATCCAGCACCGCGTTGGCCTGAGAGTCCGTAGCTGGTACGGCGGCAACGCCTGATTCCATGGGCGCTTGACGGGTGTAGATGTAATGGCTGGCGTGATCCGATATGCGCGCCTCCGCTCCGTCCACGATCAGGCGGTCGCCCAGATGCAGTACCGAGCGGCCACGGTCGTACCACGCCCCTCTGCCGCGTTCGCGCTCGACGCTGTAGATGCCTGCGCGCTCACACATCCGCATGCACTCGGACGCCGCCAGGTGCCAATCGGTAGCGCCCTTCTCGGTGGGGTATGACATCTCCCACCACTCAATCGGCGCAAGCGATAGCATCTCAGCGACGGCAGTGTGAGCGCCGCGCCTGATCTCCGCGACCTGTTCTGTTCCGCGCGGCATGTAGTAGTAACTGCCACAGCTGTAACCAAGCGGTCGGAACGGCCCGGTGTGCTGCGACGGCGGCTCAGGCTCGTCTGGTAGCGGTGGCGCGCTGTCTGGAACCGAGATAGTCAGCGTCTCAGGCTCCCATGTCGGAGCGGTGCGGCACATCTCGATAAGCTGCTCGCGGGTGCCGCCGACTGACAGCCAGTCTGATACGTCGCCCTTGGGAGGCAGCTCCGGTATAGTCAGGATGCGAACGGACTGAGCAACCGAGAACAGCGCGCTGGCGACTAGCTGCGAGTGCTTGCGTCCGGCGTCGTCGTTATCGGGAATGATGACCACTCGCCTGCCGCTAAGGTGCGGAGTCAGTTCCGGCTGCCACTTGCCAGCGCCACCGCTGTTGCACGTCGCCACAAGGTCCATGCTGGCAAGAGCATCGGCGTCCTTCTCGCCCTCGACGATGATCACGGTGGCGCGTGGGTTGTTGGCGATATCGGGAAGGCGATACGGCAATGGTGTAGCGCCCTTGACTGACCAGTCCCATCCGTCCGGCGACTCAGCGCTCGGTTTGCGCTGCCTGAAGTCCTTGGGCTCCATGCGAACCACCTGATATTGCAGCACGCCATCGGCATCGACGTAATCGTATGTTGCGGCGATTCGTGCGCGCTTGGCCTTGGCGGCAGATCGCGGCTTCTCAGGCTCAGTCGGTTTGATCGACTTCGCCTCAAGCCACTGTACGGCCTCGCGCTTGCTGGTAGCGGCAGTCTCGCGCATGATCAGAGCGAGAACGCCTCCGCCCTCCTGCCGCTCGTGGTCGTACCACGTCCCGGCCTGCACGTCTACTGACAGACTGCCGTGCGTGCCGTATCTCCACTCGGTTGGTTTGGTCTTGTCGGGCTTGCCGAGCAGCAGCTCGGCTACTATCTCGATGTATTGCGAGTATTGGTCTTGACTCATGAGCGTAGCAACTCCAGTGCTTCTGCGGGCGTTCGTGCGATACCAGCGATGCCGCCGTGTGCGCGGACGTGGTTGATGAAGGTTAGCTGTTCCTTGGACGGTCGCCCGGTCGCGGTCTTAACCTCGACGGCAAGGAATCTACCGTCCGGGGCGATGCCGATTATATCAGAGCTTCCGACGCATAGCCCGAAGCGAATCATGACAGCATCAGCCAGTGTTACCTGCGCGCCTGATTGATGTATCGTGCGGCCTATCCATGCCCCGGCTGTGTTGTTTCGCCAGACGGTGCACCCGGCCTCGGATAGAGCTAGCATGATGGCGCGCTGGATTTTGGTTTCTTGGTTCATATGATGGCCTCGTTTGTTTCGGTGGCGGCAGGTGTTCCGCGCATAAGCTCCCGCCATATCTCTCGCGCTGCGTTGATTTCGTCGCGTGATGCCTTGCCGCCCTTGCGCGCGGCGACGGTATGCGCGGCCCACTCCGCAGGCCGGTTGAATCCGCGCCGCATTCCGAGAGCGATCAGGTCGCGCAGGTCGCGGGCGCTACGGACCTCGCGCTTGCGTTCGACGCGGATGCGGTCTAGGTCTATCTTCTCCAGCTCGCCGGCTTGCTGTTCTATCTCGCGGATAGCCTTGCGCTCTACAGGAGCACCGCATGACGGACACGCGGCAGGCCCGGCGCGGAAGATATGATAGCACTTCTTGCACTGCTGGATCGTCAGCGCCGGATCGTCTTCGTCGTCCTCTTTCGGCTTTCGCTTGCCTCGCTTGCGGCCTTCCAGCGACCACTCGCGGTCCTCGTCTGGCAGGCCATGCATCAGGCAGTTGCCAACATGGTCGAATATCAGCAGCTTGCCCTTGCCATCATGCGGCCTGAGTCCGCGACCGTTTCCCTGCATCCAGATAATCAGCGACTTCGTTGGCCGCAGCCACTGGATAGCCTCGATGGCGGGAATGTCTACTCCCTCGATCATAAGCTGCACGTTGACCAGAACAAGGATTCGACCGGCGGCGAAGTCCAGCAGCATCTTCTCGCGCTCTGCATCGGTCATGCTTCCTTCGATCATACCGGATGGCACGCCCGCTTGCGCGTACTGTTCCGCAACGTGCTTGCCGTGCTTGATAGATACGCACATCACTACCATGCGCTTGCCCATGGCGTGCTGCTTGTAGTGCGCCACGGCATCGCCAGTGATGGTCGGCTTGTCGATGATAGCCTCCGTCTGCGCCTTGTCATAATCGCCCATGCTTGTCTTGACGCCGGTCATGTCGATGGCAGAGGGTGGCGCGAACAGTTCGTAATCGCATAGATAGCCTGCGCGCATAAGCTGCGCGATGGACGGCCCCTGCACCAGCGCGCCGTATGTGTCCGACAGCCCCTTGCCATCGGTGCGATCAGGCGTTGCTGTCAGTCCGATAACGCGCGCATCTGGATAGGCGTCAATGATTTTCTGGTATGTGCTCGCCGCGCTGCGGTGGGCTTCGTCGATAATAATAAGGTCTGGCGGGTCATAGGCATCCAGCCGCTTGACCAGCGTCTGCGCGCTTGCCACCTGAGCGCACAGCTTGCTCAATCGCTTGCCGCTGGCGATCATGCCGTGTTCGAGCTTCTGAGCCCATAGCGCCTTGGATGTCTGCCGTAGCAGCTCGTTCTGATGCACGATAAAAATCGACCGCTTTCCGCGCTCTGCGGCTCGCTGCATCATGTAGACTGTAATTGCTGTCTTGCCTGCCCCTGTTGGAGCTTGTAGCAGCACGGACTGGTGCTCGGAAAGAGCCGCCCGCGTGTCCTCGATAAGTTTCTCCTGATACGGCCTTAGCTGCATCGTGCCTGCCTCCTAAATTATTGTTGACTATTCGCGCAATCGGATACTACACTCGGCGCCACTACATAACAACAGGAGATTGACCAGATGGGGATACAACCGATAACGCACGCCGAACTAACACCTGAGCGCGCCGCAGCAGGCTGCTTCGTGGTCGGCATGCCGAACGAGGCGTATCACGCATACCCAGGGATTAGCAAATCAGGCCTTGACCTGATTGACAGATCGCCGTCGCACTACCGATACCGAGAGCCGCGAGAGACTTCTCGGCAGATGGAGATTGGCACAGCGATACATTGCGCGTTGTTGGAGCCTGACAGATACGCTCACGAATATGTTTTGCTGCGCGAGGTTTCAGCGCGAACGGCATCGGAGTATAAGCAGGCGTGCAAAGAGCATCCGTCAGAGCGCGTGCTAGTTAGCTATGAAGCCGACCGCGTTGCTGGAATGCAAGAGGCCGTCTATGCTGTAGCGGCTGCTCGCGAACTGTTGCAGCGCGAAGGATGGCGCGAGCTGTCCGCGTTCGGAACAGACCCCGAAACCGGCGAGCTGATCAAGTGCCGGTTCGACCTGCTGACTACCGACGGCATCGCAGTAGACCTGAAGAAAACCAGAGACGCGCGCCCAGAGAAGTTCAGCCGCGCCGTGTACGACTACCGATACCATGTGCAGGAAGCGTTCTACCGGCACGTATTCCGATGCGCTACAGGCGGCAAGGAGCTGGCAGGCTATCGCTTGCTTGCGGTAGAGGAAGAGCTTCCGCACTCGACGGTCGTGTATCGGCTGGACGACGAAGCGATAGCGGAAGGTTCGCGGCAGTTCCGGCGCAACCTGAACACGTATTCCGCCTGCCACGCGAGCGGAGACTGGCATGGATATGTGATTGAAAGTGAGTTACTATCGCTGCCGACGTGGGTAATGAATCAGATTGAAAACGAATTGAACGACTCATTTGATGCGGGGGATTGATATGGATAGTTTGAGAGACACGATAGAGCCGAAAAGCGACCAGTTGAACGCGGATGATCTGCTAGGCACATCGCTGACCATCAAGGTCACGAAGGTGTCACGCGGAAGCACGAGCGAACAGCCGGTGACGATCAATTACGAAGGAGACAACGGTCGACCGTACAAGCCGTGCAAATCCATGCGCCGAGTGCTGATCTTCGCATGGGGCGAGGATGGGCGCGAGTGGGTTGGCAAGAGTATGACGCTGTTCTGCGATCAAGACGTGATGTTCGGCGGAGTCAAGCTCGGAGGAATCCGCATTAGTCATCTGAGCGGGATATCCGGCACGATGTCTATGAGCTTGACGTCGACACGCGGAAAGAGGAAGCCGTACACGGTAGAAGCGCTGCGTGTGAAGATGTATGATCAAGCGAAGTTCGACGCTAACGTATCGGCATGGATTGGCCTGATACAATCAGGCAAAGCAACAGCGGAACAGATAATCGGCAAGGCCACGACAAGCGGCGGAGAGCTGACAGATAAGATGAAGGAAACCATACGTGCCGCGAGTGTTGCGGCGTCACAAGCGCCGGCAGCGCCGGACGATAAGGAGTTTTGAGCATGGGAAAGAAATACGACTTGGCGGTAAAGACAGGCGAGTATACAGACTCGCAAGGCAACACTAAGGGCAGATGGCTGAATGTCGGCTCGGTGATGGATGGACAGGACGGCGGGCAGTTCATCATCCTTGACCGCACGTTCAACCCGGCGGGGTTGCCTAACCCTGACAACAGAACGTCTATTCTGATTTCGATGTTTGAGCCGAAGGACGGTAACGGCGGCGGCGGTCAGCAGCAACGAGCGCAGCAGCAGAG